GTTAATAGGTCTATGATGTTGTCTGTGAAGACATGGGGAATCGATTTTGCTTTATCCGGACGATTGACTAGAAGATATTGATATCAATAGCCTAAGGATTCACGGATAAAGTCGACTCTATTCCCATATCATGATTAATCAAAATATTGATCGGTTGACAGAAAGGGGCTTGCGCCCTCATTTGTACTGTCGACCGATCCCAAAAACTCAACAACTCGATATGGAAATGATACAAGTCTGGATGAACGTGTCTTGGTTGAAAAACCATGGATTTTCATTTCAGACTCCTTTCTAACAGCTTTGATGATGGACGCAGGTACGGATTGGAAACTAAGGTCTCCAGGTTCCATATCGTCGTCAGCCATCACAGGTGTTGGATAGGATCGATCAATTATATCTTTCCACATCGAGTTTAGAGGTCCAATAGCAGGAATAACTGTATATCTCCCTAAATGGTAACGTTTCAGAAGGTTTTTTGGCCTTGCTCTCTGATTTGGATCAATTATTGCAATTCTCCTAGAGATAAAGTCGGTAAAATCGGGCATGAGCTCTGAGGGTTGAAAACTCTTGAGCATATGCAACAAATAACCGCCTAATCTCTTTTGAAAATGCGTAAAACTGATATAGGGCTTTATTTCATCATGAAGATTAAAGCCTAAACCACCCAAAAAGGGACTTATGAAAAGATTGATATTACCATGACTGGTAATCGTGTCAATCTGTTCATAATTATAGTGGAAGAAACGACGATGTGTGAAAACTTTGTTAACACAACCGTCTATTCCTACATTATAATTATCCCAAAGTGGTTTAATGGCCTTTTCTCTTAAATCCACCTGTACATTCTGGATTAAACCAACATTGTAGAAACCTAATTTCTTAAAGAAATTCTGGCCCTTGACTAAGCTATGCTTAAAGAGCTGAGAATTAATTGTAAAATAGTCTCTATGTATGTAGTTTTTCCCCAAGGAAAGAGTAAAACCCGCTTCGCGGATTTTATCTTTCCAAATAGAATATAACAGTGGATTCGCACGAAAGCCTATATCATCACCATTGACTAAAACCGGCAATTCACGGATCTTTACAGATCTCCCGGTGTACTCCTCTACAGCCATCCAATAACAAATCAAATTCACAATACACAAAATTGGGAAACTCAGGGTAGAACCCATTAGTTGACCATTAGTTTGAGTCACAGGCTCCAAAAAAAGAAGCTTGTGGATAATTGATTTGTTGTTGGAAAATAACTGATCTTAAAAACTCCTTATCTTCAACGGACAATCCACTGAGTCTGAGAGACTCATTGAATACATCCATCGTAAGGTCTATGTTTATATTATCAGTTGCTGCAGAATAATCACCAGATACCCAAAAGGGTTCGTGACCAACATCTAGTTGGATTTTCTTTTCTCGAGCAAGAAGGTCGTGGAGGTCTGATTCCTGAAGTGGTCTACCAGTTAAACAAAACTGGGGAAACTGTTGAAGGTATCTCCAAAGATGTTTCTGGTAAAATTTGCTAAAGTAGTAGGACCACGTAGTTCCCTTAGTAATAAGGCGAACTTTGAGTGGTTCTAATACAGCAGCGACCATTACGGGTAACAGACCATTTTCACGTTCCTTACGGACTTTTAGTCGGATGTCATCTATAGAGATGGGCAGAACGCGCGAACGAGCCTCTTCAACGAAGCCGGGGCGAACCTCTTCCATTCTATACATTTC